TGGACGATGCCCTCCTGCCCCTCATCGATCAAAGCCCCGATTTGTCCCGCACTCATTTTGGCAAAGTCCATTTTGCCGCTGCGCCGCTTCAAAACATCTGTTGCGCGCTTGCGTGCTTTGGCTTTGGCCGCAGAGGCGTCCATCCCGATCAGATTGATCCGCATTGGCTTGGACAGATCGGGCGTGCCATCCTTGCCCGTGACATAGGCCGGAGCGTTGGTGCGCAGGTTCGTGAGGTGCAGCCATGCGCCCGCTTCGGCCGCCGAGACTGAATCGAAAAAATCCATTGGTTTGCTTCCTGGGGTTGAGGTTGATGGTGGGGGCGCGGGTCAACCACGCCACACGCCCCCGTCCTGCCGAAGCAGGATTACGGCGCGGCGACTTCGATATCAGCGCGCGTGAACTCGATGTTGCAGGACGCCATATTCACCGACCCGACCGACTGGCCGCGAGGGAAAGACATCACCTTGCCAGAGATGAAACGGATCGTGCCATCGCTGCGCGTCTCACGAAAACTGATTTCGTTTTTGGACGCGAGCGCGGCAAGCAAGATGATCTGGCCTGCGTCGGCGGAGTCATAGCCGAGCGGGACCGTGATCGATCCGTAATTCAACTCGCCGTGGAATTTGTTCACAATGCCGGTTTTCAGCGGGGTGAACGTGACAGGCGAATAGGCTGCGCCGAACTCGGGGATCTCGGACGCTGCGCCAACATCGACCCACGTCAGGGCGCCGTATCCAGAGGCGTCGTAAGTGGCCGGTGCGGCTGCGGAGACGGACAAGAATCCGCCAATGCCCTCGGTAAGTGCCATGATTATTTTCCTTTCATGGAGTGCGTTGGAAGATCGCGCGGCAACGGATCGACACGTTCTTGCGGAACATCCCGCCGTCAATGCTGCCCGCTTGTGGATCGCCCATGTCTGCCACCTGAATTTGACCGCTTCCGGCCGAGAGTATCAGATCAATGGGGAATTGGTCAATGATGCGCTGCGCTTGCTCATCCGCCTCATCTTCGAACGTGCCTTCTTGCACAAAAACCGCCACAAACAGCCGGATGACAATCTGGCTCGATTTGGACAATCCGAAACGCTCAGGCGGGGTGTGCGTGAAATACGCCAGCCAATACGGCGGTGCAGGCGTGACGTATTTCAACGCGCCCGCGTCGTAAACGCCAGGCGAATTTTCACCCCACACGATCGGTGGAGCGGACGGCGTGGCGGCAAGGCGCGTGCGCAAGGCTGTCTTGATATCGCCATGGTTCATCTGACACGCGCCTTTGCTTTTGCGATAGACGCCCGCACGATCGCGGGCCATTGATCGACTGCGCCTTCGACAAAGTGCGCGCCGGGTCGGCCATTCCTGCCATTATTGACAGCCGCTGCGTATTCTGCGGTCCACGTGAACGTCGCCACGTCACCGCCAGTCATGCCCGCCGCGGTCATCACGTAGGACTCCGCACCTTGGCTCATTGCTCCGCCAGCCACCGAGGATATCAGGCTGTTTCGCAGATTGCCCGTATCAACAGGCATCCGACCGCCCTTCGCCTTTGTCACCTGAGCCACTGCGATAACCGTCTGCGTTGCGTCTTTCAAAACGGCATCAATCCGGCCCTGTGTCTTTTTCGTCCATTCATCAAGCGTGGCCATTGTATATCGGACCATCAGGTCAACCTCGCAAAGAAATCAATGCGGATATCTTGGTAGCATCTGCAATTTATTGTTTCCTCAGCAGGCGCGCCCATACTTGAATCGCCGGGGAACATGAGTAGCGCGCCACCAACCGTGAACGGCTCGCCCTGTGACACCACCTGCCCGTCCGCAGCCGCGTGTGTCTCGCGCGTGCGGGCGTCGCCAGTGGAATCCCACGCCCGAACCACGTCCTGCGCCTGAACATCATTGTTTGGGTTTTCAATCAATTGGTCGAGCGCCTCTTGCCGCCCGGCGTTCAGCGCCTTGAGCGTTTCGGTTCGAGCAATCGTCTCGCCGCGCAACGCAAGCAGCCGGTCCGAATAGCGCCCGGCCATGCGGTCAATGTCGGCCTGCGCCACAGGCTTGCCGTCTGCAATGGCCCGGCGCACGATCCCGTCAAAGCGTTTGTCGCGCCGCGTGCGGCTAAAATAGTTTCCCATGCCGACCGGATTGCCCAGTTCACCGCGCATGTTTTGGACATAGCCCGCCTGCCCGCTCGTAAGCCCCACCAGCCCGCCTTGCCGTGTGCCGTTCACTACGCGCCCGCCAATGTCGAGCGCGGTCCTGCGCGGTCCTGCGCCAGCCACAAGGCCGGACTGGATCGTTTGGGCGATCATCACGCGGGTGTCGTCCACCACCTCGGTCACAAGCCGCGATCCGAGATCCCGCGCGATCCGTTCAGCCCGCTCGTTCCGGCCGCCAAACGATTGCACGACACGGTTAGCAATCGGCGCGCGGCGGGTCGCATGTTGAAACGCGCCCATCTGATAATTGCCACCCGCCGACAGTGCCGCCGTGATGGCCGTGTCAGTTTTAAACAGATCGGCGGCGTCAAACCGCAGCGCGCGGAATGCCGCGTCCACATCCCCGCGCGCGATCGCCGCCTCCAACGCCTTCATGTCCGCTTGGCTCTGGACGGCGCGCATGGCCGCGACAAATTCCGACCGAACGCCCTGCCAGGTTTCATCCAGCAGCCTCAGGAACGCCTTGCGGGTGTCGCGCTTTGTCATTCCGTCCCCACTGCGTCCATGCATAAAGTCAACGCTTCGTCCGCGGTGAACCCCGCCGCGACGCTGGCATTGTAATGCAATCGGCGCATCTTTGCGAGCAATTCGGCTTTGCGCGCCTCAAGAGGAATTGCGGCATGGGCGGCTGCGAAAAGCGCCTCAGTGTTCGCCGCTGCCATCATGCGCTTTGCGGCGTCATTCATCGCGCGTCCTTCCAAAGATTGCCGCCGCGAATATCGGGCCGAGAATGACAAACGGCGACGCGACCAGCCACGCCAGCCACTGCCCGGCCACCGCGTCGCCGACCACAACCGCAACGGCCCCCGCGCCCGTGGCATAGGCTGGCAGGTCGCCGAAAGCCCAGTCCCGGCGCACGCGTGTTGTCGGGGTGCGCAGGTATTGCGCCGCCTCCCACACACCGCCCCACCAGCCTATCGTGATGGTCACCGCGAACCAAGGCGGAGCGCCAAGCGCAAGCGCGCCGAGGGCTGTCCATGCGGCGATCCAGCCGTGTGATGCTTGATTTTCCGCGACCGAGTCGGGCGTCGGGCGGGTGTCGCCGTCGCTCGTGCGGAGTGCGCCGATCAAGTCGCGCAGGCGCGCCAAGGCGTCCGGCAATGCTTCCTCCAACAGCCCAAGAAACGCTTTAATGGCGTTACAGGATCTCATGGGGTGATCTCATAAATACCAAAGTCCGAGATAACGACTTTGAAATCTGTTTCTGCGGTTCCGTCAAGAGGGTTTACATCCATGCTGAAGATGTGATTGCCGGTGAAGTTTGCACCGTCAAAGTCGGTTGTTTGGAACCATTGTTCAAAAACCACGTTAAAACTGGTAAAAACCTGCACAAAGGCACCGTCGTAGGCAAGCCTAGCCGACACGTTTCCAAAGTTAATCGCAGGACCATCACCGGCAGCATTAGTGACAGTAAACTTTACCGCAAATCTATACATCTTACTGGCTGACATCGTGACAGAAACTATAGCTCTAGGCCGCATAATAGACGTTGCCACGCCTTCTGATGCCGCGCCAGTTACTATAATTGATTGAGCCGCGGCGACTCCACCAGTTGTGAGAGTCATGGTTGCAGGTGTCGGTGTATATTTAGACCAACCTGACGGGAGGCTGGCCCCTGACGCCCCAGTAAGTGGTATGACAGTCGGCATGTATGCAGCCGCACCAGAGGGGACTAAGCCGGTTCCTGGCCGCTGCGCTGGGTAATTTGTCAGCAGCGCTTCAATTTGAGGCCTGAGCGCATGACCATACACAGCAAATCCAAGGTCGTTCGGATGAAGGCCATCGTCGGTGTAGGCTGAGTTAAACGGCATGGAGTTAAGCGCCGTTCCCTGCGCCCAAAGATAGTCTCTGACGTGGACCATTCTAATGGACGTGAACTCAGGCCCCATTAGAGCGTTTCTTGTCGTGTCCACCGCGAGAGTGTCCAGCCACTCTGCGTAGTCCTTGAAGTCCTGACCGCTATTGTCTGCTGGCGTTTCGGAGATAACGAGCATCACCCGTCCCGAGTGCGCAGGGATTGTCCCTAAAACCGCGGACCAGCCCGCTGCCGTTGTTATCGTGTCGCCGCTAGAAAGCCCAGACACGTCGCGGATATATGCGACGTCATTCCGTGTCGCGCAAACCGTGCACGAATTGCCGCCGCTGGTAGCTGTAACGCCGATCCCGTCCAGCGCGCCTGCCGTGTCTCGCGCCCACGTGCCGCTCTCTGAACTAATCGGCACGGGCAAACAGTTTGCGCGCTTTAAAAGCTTTGTCATCTCGGCAATGCGGTTTCCGCCGCCGCCAGCGCCGTTGACGCCAGCAATTAGTGTGCTTACGCCAATGCCGCCCTCCATCCACTCAAAAACAAAGTCCCGCGCCGTGCCGCTAACGACATAACTAATGCCGTTTATTTGTGAGATATTAGCGCCACCTTGTGCGTAGAAAACACCATCCTCGCTATAAAGATTTGATGCACTTATCGCGCCAGCAATGGCCCCTGCAAAGACGCCCCGGCTGTCCCCGATTGGGGCGAATGATTGGTTGTTAAGAACACCCGAGGCGACCGGCGCCTGCCCGGAATAGTCTAAGACCGGCAAGGGTGGTGATAGAATGCCCCGCATCGCCCCCAACCGTCGCAGTCTCAGCGCCCGAAATGCCAAATTACGCATCTGCGTGACTCACTGACGCCACTGACGCGGCTATCGCAAACGCCCAGACGCGGTTCGCGCCAGTAACTCCGGGCCAAAGCTGCGCGATGGTCAGATCGGCCGCCAGCACAGCGCCACCGGCCAGCACAATCACGCCGACCTGCGTGGTGGGCGCCGTGGTGCCGTTCGTCGCTTGCAGCCTCATCTCCGACCCACTGACCGACTGCACGCGGATTGCCGTTGCGTTCGCGTTGGTCAACTGCGTCCAAGTAAGGGCCGGAATTGTCACGTTGTCATTTCGCGCCATGGTCATCTCCTTGAGGAATGTTCATTTAGCCACCCGCACCATCCAAGATATGGCGTATCCGGCAGGGTCCATCGGAATTACTTCCTGCACCGGCCAATTCACGCCGTCAATCGTCAGTACGTCGGACGTGCTGGGCGTGATCGTAACGCCATAATTCACCAGCGAATATACCAATTCACCCGCGCCCAGTGCCAGCCCGGTCCGTTGCGTGTACGCCTTGCTGGCCGGCTTGGCGCTGAATGTGTGAACCACAGGCGTGCCGGGCACGGGCGCCCATTCCGGCCCGGTCGGTGCGCCTGTGCGGCTGATTGTGACAGACACCGCGCCAAACCCGTCGCCCGCGTCACGGCCCGCCTCGGCATAGGCCAGCGCGACTTCAGCGGCTATCGCGGCGCCGCTCATACCAGCCTCGGGCCGGTTGAATAGCCGTAAAGCCCGCCGCCGATGCACAGCCGGAGCATGCTTTCAATCTTGGTTGAGCGCGGAATGGCCGCGCCGCCCTTGCTGGCGTCGCCAGTCACGGTCCATTGAATATCGCCCACCTTGGTCAGCACTTTTTGCTCTGCAGGCGTGAACGTCTTGGTCCAGATGCCCGGCGCGGCCACCTCGGCAATGGCCGCCTCATAGGTAGCCTCCGCAACATTTGCGCTGTCAACGGTGCAGCCTGATCCGTCCAGATAGGTGAATTGGATGTAATCGGATGCCCGGACCAGCGCTTGCATCGTCGCGGCGTTGTCAGCAATTACAGTGCCGCGCGCCCCGGCATATGCGATCAGTGCTGCGACAGTGCCGATCATCTCGGGATGCTCCAATAAAGGGGCGGGCCACGACAGCCCGCCCGTTGGTTACTTTTTGGCGCTGGGCATG